TTTGTCTGTTGGTGCGCCTACGGGTATAACGCTAGGCATAGTCGGCGCTGTCATTGTCGGCGTTGTGCTAATCGCGTTGTTAAACCCGCTGCTAATGCCTTTAACGTCAGCAAGGTTTATACCTTTTTTACCTAGTCGGGCTTGCGCTATTGCCATAGCCGCTTCAACGCCTGCTAAGTATTGTTGGGCGTTAGATACGCCAGCAGCATAAAATTTACTTGCTGACAAGTTGCCGATAGCTTCGGCTATTGCGTTTGTTTCTTCTACAAGTTTGTTAGCGCGTAAAACGTTTTCACCAGACTTTAAAAGTTCTTTGGCGATAGCTGCGCCGCTATCTATGCCCGCGTCGATTACCTGCTGTAAAGCTTCCTGCGATAGGCCCGTAGCTAATAGCTGTTCTACAAGGTTTGCAAACTCTTTAGCTTTGTCGGCTTGTTTTTGTAGCGCACTAAAAAACGTTAAACCTGCGTCTTCGCCGCCTTCCTCAAAGGCTGCGCCAAAATCTAAAGCGCCTTTAATTACGTCGCTAACTGACTTGTAAAAATCATTAAACGCGTCTTGGGCTTTTTTAAGTCTGTCTTTGGCTGCGTCTAGCGCGTCGCCCATTTCTTTTTCTAAAGCTTTAGCGGCGTCTTTTACTGCCTGGCTTACTTTCTTTGCTGCGCCGCTTAAAGTTTTTTCGTCGTCGTCGTCGCCTGCCAGTTCGCTAGCAGTTTTTTTAGCTTTGTTACCAAAACTGTCTAACCGTTTTTCGGCGTCTAAAATTGTTTGGTTTTGGCTAAGTACTGCGCCTTGCAAAACGCTTACTTTGTAGGCGAAACTGTCGAAGCTTTTTTCTAGTGCGCCTATGTCTATAAAATCGTCAAAGACTTTAGACATAGTTTTTATAGCGTCTAACGGGTTGCCAGTTAGAAACTGGAATTGCGCTATAAGTACCTGAACTGATTTATAAACAACGTTCGCCATTTTTGCGGCGTTAACAGCAATAAATTTAAATGCCTTTACTAAACCTTCGCCAGCGCTACCAGTTTCGGCTACAGCTTGTTGAAGGCCTTTGCCTAAACCCTGTTCGCCAAATGCTGTTATAACCCTGTCGACTGCTGGTAGTACTTCGTCGTTTAAAAACTTTACTAACGTAGAAAAAACGGGTAACAGCAATTCGCCTATTTTGGTTTTTACGTTTTCAAATTGTGCGCTTAAAATACGTTGCTGGTTAGCTAGGCCGTCTGAAGTTCGCTCAAAGTCGCCTTGTGCGTCGCCTGTTTGTTCGTAGATTACTTTTTGTGCAGCTAAAATCTTTTGTTGGGCTGTTAATGCACCGCTACCGCTATATATGCCTAGTTCTAATGCAGCGGCTTTAAGTGTTGCGTCGTTAAGCAAAACGCCAAAACGCCTTAACGGTTCGGCTTCGCCGCGTAACGCAGCGCCAATAGCGTTAATGGCTTCGTCTGGCGTCGTGTTATTGAAACTGGCTAGGTCAGCAGACAACGTAATAAAATCTGTTGTAAACGTTGCTAACTGGTCGCCTGCTAAACCTGCAGCTTTACCAAACGTGCCAAACGTGCCAGCAGCCGCTAAAACTTGGTTTTGACTTTGCCCGATTTCACGCGCAGCAGTTTTAGCAAAATCGGTTACAGCTTTGCCAGCGTCGCCGAAAATTACTTTTATTTTGCTTGTGTTTTCTTGTAAATCGCTGGCCGCTTGAATAGCTGGCATTAGGCCTTTAGTGAATACAAGTACCGAACCAGCAGCCGCTATAAGGCCTGGCACTACCGAAGCTTTAAGTATGTCGCCTAATTTGCCAGCTGGCCCGCCAATACCTTTTAAGGCTTGCTGGGCTTTGTTTAAACCTGTGTCGTCAAACGTCGAAGTAATCGGTATGTTAATTGCCATAGCGAACCTTCAACTTTTTATTTAAAGTTTTGGCTACTTCGTCCACAATTTGTTTAACCGCAAATTGCACGGTTTCCCTATGTTGCTGTACTGCTGGGTCTATGGCGCGTGGCTGGCTACCAACTTCAACATTTAAATTATTAACGAAATTAGTGTTTTTGGTTTTAATGCCTGCGTGGTCATATATTGCGCCTGCCGCGTCCATTTGCTGGGCAACCATTAACTGATAGGGCCTAGCTTTAAAAGTTACGCTATGGCTTTCACGCGGGTTATTTTCTGCGTCAAATTTGTCTTTAAATTGAACCGTGCCGCCTTTGCTGGCCCGTCTACCTACCTTAATTTTTAGGCCAGCTTTAGCCGTTTTGTTAGTCCAATAAACCTCGCGGCCTTTAATAAGTTTGCCGCGCACCATACCCGATAAAGGCGGGACATCGCCTATTAGCTGGCGGGCTGTAGCGATAATTGGCGCACCAGCGCCTTTAATATCTTTAGTTACTTGCCGTCTGTAAACCTTGTCGTATTTGTTTAGCTCAGCCAAAGTTTCTTTTATGCCTTCGACTTGTAAAACTAGTTTTGGGTTAGACATAAGTTTTATTCTGTTTGTTCAAAATTTCTACGACGGTATACAAATCGTTTATACCAAACTCGATATGGCTAGGCCAGTAATGGCAAGTTACTAATACTTCAGCCATAAGGTAACTTACTGTGCCTGGTCGGCTTTTAAATCGGCGGCCTGGTCTACTACTTCGATATTTACAAGGCTGTTAATAAAAGCGTCTAGCGAACTGGGTACGGTTATTCCGTTTAGGCGGCTGGCTTCGTAACACATATACGCTAAGTCCTCTACCCCTATGCCGTTAGCTATGTCTGAAGCTTTGCGCCTATATTTTCTTTCCCATAGAACTATGGTCATTAAATTAGTTTGCACTTCGTAATTGTTGCCGTCTTTAAATACGGCTTTTAGTGTTAATTGCATATTTGCCTTTCGTAGGGCAGCGCCTTATTAGCGTTGCTTGTTTTTTTAGTTCTCAGCGGCCAAAGCCGCGCCATTATGAAACGGCTTTAGCTAGTGTGCCGCCAGTAAACGTAAGCGTAATAGTCGACAGTTCGCCAAGACTTGCGTTAATTGGCGTGTGGCTTTCCAAGTATGCACCAGTAAGCGTATATTTTGGGGCAGTAGCACTAGGCGTTGCAAGACCTGCAGCAGTTGGCGAAACCGTAATAGTTGTTTGAATACCGACAAGCCCATAAATAGTTGCTTCGGTTTCTGACGCTGCGTAGCTTTGATAAAGCGTTACTTCGAAGCTGTTGTTTTGCAGCGAAGTTACAGCAGAACCGCCAAACTTGCGGGCCGTGTCGCCAAACGCTGTAGTTTCAAGTTGTTCGTAGTTGTATGTCAATACTGCGCTAGTCGCCTGGTCTGTTAGGTCGACTGAGTTAATAGTAAGCGCTGGGTTTGAAAGATAAACGGTAGTTGCCATATTTGGTTAGTCCTTGTCTGTATCTGTATCTTTAGTTTTACCAGATTTTTTAGCGCTTTGCGTGGATAGGTGGCCGCCTTCTACAAGCGCTTCGACGTCTACGCCTTCTAAATCTTTGTCGGTAACAGTATCGCCGCGTTTAAAACCTGCGAACCTGTCCGAAGTAACCATATAGCTAGTCATTTGTTTATCCTTACGCTGTCTGGGCTTGCATTGTTATAGTCAAATCATACGCAGGGTAAGCCACGCCGCCTACTAAAGCTTCTGTAGGCCTACCGTCCGTAACGCCTACATTAGCACCCAGCACCAGCGAAGCAAGGTTAAGTAAACTGCGCTGCGCGTCCAGGTTGCCTGGCCCTAAAGTTATTACCCGTACTGGAAACGACATTTTTACTATGTTGGCGTTAAACGCTTCAAAGCTTGGCGCGTCAATAAAAGCGCAAGGCGGGACAAGGTTTCGCGGGTCATTTACTACCTGTAAGCCTGTAACGGCTGTAAGTGTCGTAGTTAAATTTGTTAGCGACGTATTAAATAGGTCGGTAAAGTTTTGGGGCATTACGCAACCGCTGGCCTATCGACGCCTAACAGCTGTTTAATCATTGGCGACAAACCAAAACTATTAGCTGTACCTAAACCGTCAAACGACGCAAAATCTTGTACGCCGCCGCGTTGACGATATAGCGCGCCGCCATACATAATCGTTCCTAAACTGACTGCCCCATTTGGCACGGTAGTTAAACTTTCGTTTTTGTAGCCTGCTTCGCGCCTTCTGGCGTAACAAAAATTGTTTGCAGCTGCCGCGCATTGTGTTAAAAATGTTGTATCGGCTGCCGTCGCTGTACCGATACCTAACCAGTCTTCTATTTGGCCTGCAGTTATCCACGTGCAAACGGGCGTTGTAGTTAGTGTGCCTGTTGCTGCAACTATGGTTACGTTGTCTGCGGTTTTCGCATATAGAACCTGGTTAAGTATTGGCGTTTCTATGTCATAGATAAAAAAGCCTTGTTCGTCTACGCCAGTAAAATAATATTCTGGCAACGCAGCAACGGTATAAGTGCCGTTAAAGGTTGCGTCGACGCCAGCGATAGTTACGCTTTGCCCTACTTCTAACGGGTCGGCGTTAGTTACAAGTACGACTACTGCGTAATTATCGGTTAAATATTTTTGTTTGACCGAATAGACGGCCATAGCTGGCCTTCTTTCTAGTCGTTAAACGAACTTAACGAACTTGGTAGCGTCTGCCATAAACGAAGCTGCATAACCTCTGAAGGCAATAGTGCGGCCAAGTGTGGCTGGTACGTCTACTGAAATTGCGCCTTTTTGCTGTTCGTAGAACTCGAAGCCTGCGGCTGGGCCTGCTGCGTGGCCCATAAATGAACCTGGCGCGTTTTTGTCTACGACAAGTACAAGGCCTAGCGGGTTGCCATTCCAGCTTGTAGCTGACGAATTACCAGCGGCGTTTTGGCCCATAAGATTAGGCGCACCTACAAACGGGAATACTGGTCGGTTTTGGTCGTCTACTGACGAAGCAAGCGCAGCCCAGCTAGCAGGCGTTACAAACATATGAGTAGGCAAATAATTTGAAGTTGCGCTAATTTGTCGTGCGCCGTCATAAATTGCAGCTACCCAGTCAGCGCCTACGGCTGTATCTGCAACGCTTGCAGTTTGTGAAATTGCAGCGTGGCAAGTATCGACAGCGTAGTTATCTGTTGCTTGACCGTAAGCGATAGCAAGTTGATTTAAAATAATGTCAATGCTTGCAGGGTCTGACCAGTCCAAATCTTGTTCGCTGACTGTTACGTATGTACCGAAACTTAGTTTGGAAATATCCGTGTTGGACACTTGGACAGTTGACGCGGTAAGCGTGTCAAATTGGTCGGCTTGTTGTGCAACTGTTGGCCGTGTTGTAATTTTTGGTCGGCGAAATGTTGCGCCCGCTGTCGGCATAGCACGAGTACCGATAGCGCTAACAAATGGTCTGATTGGGTTAAGCGAATCGTAGACGCTGCCTACGATAATTTCGGGCAAAATGCCTGGCGTCGATTCAGTATTTACGTATGGTGCGACGCCTGGCGCGGCTTCAATTCGTGCCGCGTTAATGTTTGCGTTAAGTTGTGCGAAATCTGAACCGCCGCGTACATAGCTAGCGATATATTCCGAAGTCGAAGGCAAACGAAGTTTTTTAGGTTGCGCGTAAACAGTGTGTACGGCTGCAGCTTCGATTACTTGCGGGGTTTCTACTGGTTCGTTCATTTTTGTTACCTCTTGTTCTGGGTCTTGTTTACTATTTAACTCTACTTCTGGTTCTGTTTGGTGGATACTCGCGGCCACCCGTTCAACTTTAGCGGCTTCGAAAGCGCCGTAAGGCAAAAGGCTTAATTCTTGCCAATCGGCTTTAGTAATAATCATCGTGCCAGCTTCGTCAAAGCTAAATTCGACTGGCAAAATACCTACCGAAACGCTATCTAAAACGCCGTCTTTTGCTAATTGTAATGCTTCGTCGCCTGCGCGGGTTTCGCTAATGCGGGCTTCAAATAACACGGTATCGCCTACTTGTTCGCGGCTTTCCACAATGCCTATAGGCATAGAACTATCGTGGTAAAGATACATTTTTGGTTTCTTGCCTTCTAACGGCAAAGCACCATTGGCAAACTTCACTTTTTGACCGTCAGAAACTACGGCTTCGACTTCGTACTGAACCGCTACGCCCGCCAACGTTCTACGGGGCATTTTCTCGCCAGCGGGCGCAGCGTCTAAATTTAAATCTTGCGGCACTAATCTAATCATTTATTTCTACCGTTTCTACTTCTTCGGCTTCTTCTGGTTTCATTTTTTCTTGCTGTTCTAAATAACTTTCAATGTCGAAGCGTACTACCGTCCCGCGTGGCAGTACGTTATTTGCGCTTAACGTTTCTTGTATGCAGTCAATATAAGGTTTTACGCCAAACGTATATAAATCGCGCGAAGCTTCAGCGCTACTCACGTAGCTGTAATTTCCTATGCTGAC